TAAAGAACTTCTCTAAGCTGCCAACCTTCTTACCGACCCAGCTAGTGACTCCTGAGATACCACTAGTGACACTGTTTAGAATATCACCAAAGAAGCCAGTACCCTTTGCATACTTAGTCACGCCTTGCATACTCATTAACATGGCTGTCTCACTAGCGCTCAGCACTTCTGATCCAGCGGGTAACATCATCTTAGTGTTACGTCCTTGAACAATGCCTGAATCGCCATTAGGTAGTACAACCATTTCTTTGTTACCAGTTTGGGGACTGTCATTACCATCATTAAGCACTGCCATAGTAGGCCGTGTAATTGGATTACGTGATCCACTGAACATACCAGTACCAGTGGCAAAGTGAACATGGCCTAAATCGGCGATAGTCTTTCTTTTACCACCAAACGCGTGGATGACACTATCAACCGCATTGATACCACCATTGATAAGGTCGATAACATCGTTCATGCCGTCTCTAGCAAGCCGCTTTAAAGTACTCCATAGGCCTTTGAAGATATTCTCAACGCCGCTTACTAAGCCAGACCAGCCACCACTAAATGACTTTCTAAATCCACCTAGCCAGTCACCCATTGAACGGCCGAACGATCTAGTATGGCTCAAGTCTTTATTCCAGTAACTATGCAAGTTAGCCCGCATGGTGTCCCAATGGTTATTCCAACTATGTGCAAAGCTCTTTTTCCATCCAACCCATCTGGATCCCATGCTAGAAAAGAAATCTCTAGTGTGTTTAATTGATCTGTTCCAGTAATGGTTTAAGTTAGACCGCATATCGTTCCAGTGGCTGTTCCAACTCTTTCTAAAGCTGTTTTTAAAACCGTTCCACTTATTGCCAACGGTGCTAAAGAAATTTCTAGTGTTCTTAACAGAACCGTTCCAGCTATTTCTGAGCGATTTACCCATGGCTGACCAGTGACTATTCCATGCCTTTGCGAAACTCTTCTTAAAGCCATTCCACTTTTTCGACATGCTGCCTAGCGCTCGTCCTACCGACTTGCCGACATTTGAACCCCATTTAGCGAGGCCTTTGCCAAAGTTAACCACTGATTTAAACGTCTTGTTAACCCATTCACGGAACGGTTTAATGTGTTTGTAAGCCTCGTAGAATGCTACACCTAACGCGACTACAGCAGTTACAACTATACCGATTGGGTTCGTTAATAATAGCCTACCCAACGATAGAAATGCTTTACCTAATGTTTTTATACCAGCGCCTAGCACGCGGAATGCCTTAGAAGCACCCTTATAAGCAATCTTGGCAGTCCACTTTAAGCCCCTACCAATCTTGCCGCCAACCGATTTAGTGTGTTCCCACATACTGCTAAGCGCACCTTTGGCCTTGGCTGTGGCTATACTAGCAGTCGTCTTTAACCAGCGTCCCATTCTAGTTCCTGAACGCTTGACAAAACTTGCAAACTTGGTTAGTTCACGCTCACCTTCAGCGCCATCTACCTTTGGCTTAAACACAATCCGGCTAAGCTTACCGCCCATTCCCTTTGCCAAGTCTAAACCACTGAAGGCTAGTTTTAATGCAGATATACCCTTACTTGCTACATAAGCACTAGAAGCTAAACCAGCGAATACTTTAGGGTGTTTCTCGGCGAATCCACCAACAATCTTTAATATTGGTTCAATGTCCTTAAGTGACTGTACGAACACGTTAAAAGATGTCTTAGAAGCAGTCTTCATCGAACTAAAGAATGACTTAATCTCTTTTTTATGAGCAACAATATTAGCGCCAAGTTTATTGATGCCGTTAGCTAGATTAGATAACATTTTATCTAGCGTATCACCAACATTAAAATTCTTACCGGAAAATGCTTTAGTAATGTTGCTAATCTGTGAGGCTAGTGCACTACCAACTTTTTTAAACTCAGATTTAGTGTTCTTATCACCAATCCACTTGGTAAACTGGCCCATTAATGGAGACTTCATATTGGCAATCGGCTTGTAAACGGCATCTAATAGTGCCGGCATTTGAGTCCTGATTGATCGTTCCATACCAGGTATGGTCTTCATTAGGTTTTCTGAGGCTTTGGCATACTTACCACCAAGCGAGTTCATAACTTCTTCGGCATCTTTAGCACTAATCTTACCGGCACTCATCTGGTCACGTAGGGTTGACATGGTTAACTTGCTATTATGTTGTTGTTTCTTTTCAAACTCCAACATTTTTTCGGCGTACATCGGCAATTGGTCGTTAATCATGTTAAAGTCACCAAGTTGCATCTTGCCACTTGACAACATATGAGTGAAGTTAGTACCTAATCGGGTAACATTCTCATCACTAAGATTAAGTGTGTCACCCAGCGTTAAGATGGACTTGGTTAACTCTTTAGTTCGTGGTGCATTGTCAAACACATGGTAAAATGACTGGTTAAGTTCATCAACCACATTGATGTTTTGATTGAAAGCTGAAGCCAACTCGTTGCCGATATTGACCATTTGCTTGCCCTTACCAGCAGATCCTGTTAGAGTTTCCCACGTGGCTGTCATCGTACGTTGCTTGTTATCATACTGAGCTACGGAATCTTTTAAAGCACCAAAACTAGCCGTGATTTGGCCAATAGCGTTGGTAATTCCGTTTGCAGCTAGATGCGCGCCTAGAATTGTGCCGAATAAATGAGATGTCTTCTTAGCCTTTTCATCAACGGAATCTAACTTAGACCGCACACCTGACATAAATCCATGCGGCTCTTTTTCCATTGCCTTAACAAGTTCTCTTTGACTATTCTTAGCTTTAGCCATGGCAGTGGCAGTCTCATTAACTCGTACTTGCTGGCGTTTATAAGCGTCACTAGTAGCACCACTAGCATTCTTAATCCGTTCTAGTTCGCTAGTTTGGGCTTTATACTGAGCCTCCATGTTCGCATAGGCCTGTTTTAAGCCACTCAAACGAGCCTTGTTAGCTTCGGCTGACCTGCCTTCGGCTTCTAGGCGCTTCACATAGGATTCGCTTACAGCCGTAATTTGTTTATAACCCTTCTGTAAGTCGGCTAAGCCTGAATTGTAATACTGTAGTTTTGCCTTAGCCCGATCTAACTGGCCACCCATACTGTCATACGACCGGCTAGCCTTGTTAATTTGGTCAGCTAGTTTTAAATATTGCTCTTCACCGGTTTTGGTGTCTCTGTTTAGGCCTGCTTGACGGGACTTTAACTCATCAATCTTAGCCTTTTGCAGCTCCATTGATTTGACTAAGCCATTTACCCTAGCTGCGGCGGCCTTTTGATACTCGCCTGCTGACTTTAATGCCGTCTCTTGAGCTTTCCAGCCACTAGTGTTAGCTCTAACCTCAGCGGTTAACTGTTTGAGCGATTTAACCGCTTCTGCTGAATCTAGGCTAACCCTACTGGTCATCTCACGGCCAACTACTTTTTTTGCCATTCTTTAACCTCCTTTTTGGCACAAGCGCTATAAACCATACGTTTGATTTATGGCCTCTAGCGGGTCAACCAGTTCAGCACGGTCTTCCTTTTTACGCGCGTTCAAACTAGCCATCATATTATAGAACGAGCTATCATCAAATTCTTTCGGTGATAACCCCTCGGTTAATAATTGTTGAGCTAGTAGGTTGAAGTCTTCCTGTTGGTTTTTCAACTTTAGGACTTCCTTTTTAATCTCAACGTTGCGCTTGTGCCGGCTTATTTTGACGACTTAGCGTCTTTGATTGCTTTACGTTGCTTCTGTTCAGACAACTTAATATCAGCGTCTGAAATACCATTTAAGCGCATAATCAAGTAACCAACACCTTCGCCAAACCGTTCAACTGAAACAGTATTGTTAATCGTTTCCATCTGCTGATCGGTGTAGCCCATTACCCGTTGTACAAAATCGGCCATGTCGTCCTGCAATTCTAGGCCGTTTTTCATTGCGTCTAGTTCAGTAATTTCCTTTTCAGTATCTTGTGATTCCAACATGCCAATTTGAATCTTGGTAGCCAATCGAATGATATTGTTAGTCGGTGTTACATTGGCCGTCTTGTTGATTTTAAAGTAATTTTTAGCATTGATTTTCATAATGATTTGTACCCCTTTATTTAAATTTGTATGTATTAAAAGGCCACCCAATTAAGGGAAGTCTTTTAATTACTGCTAGTGATTATCTGAACCACCGGTTGTACCGCTTGC